CACCTAGAGGTAATGTTCTTAAAGGAAATTATCCAATGTGTTGGACAGGACCTTTATATTTAAATTAAATGAAAAGATTTAGTCGTATAGGATTAGTTATCCTACTTTCGTTGGGGGCACTTTTAGTGCCCTTTTTTATAGGACAATATCTTGATGGTGAATTACTAACAGGTTGGACCTTTACTGGTAACTGGAGTTGTCGTCTGTGCGATTAAGTCTGTTAGAAAAAATTTTAAGATGTAAATTGAAATATGATAAGCTGGCCATGCGAGAGTGTCGAACTGGACAGCAAGTGTATGACCGTATCGTTTGGGAAAGATTAAAAAAAATCCTAATTAAACGATACGGTCGATTTGATTAACCTCTCACTTCATCATCTGAAACGACAGGTGCTTCTATTTCGCTAGAAGGCATTTCAATAGTTACTTTTGGTATCGGGACTTCCTCAATGATAGAGGCTGCCTGTTCACCATATTGATGACCTAACCAAAAAGCTCCTACAACAATCAAGACATAAATTAATTTCTTCAAGCGATTTTTTGATATGTCTCTCATAGTGTTTCCTATTTGCTATTCCATCGCTGCCATAAGTTAGCTGCGATCCAAGCGATTAGTCCCCACTTCACTACAGCGAGTGGCGCTAATATACCTGTAAAGATACAAACTGCTAATAAAATTAGTCCGTAATCTTTCCAAGCGCTAATGTCTTTGATCCATTTATCCATGAATTTTCTCCTTTGTTTAAATTATACTAGAACGTAAATTTTGTTCCTACTGAATAGTGTTGTAGGTCAGTTCCGGTATCCAAATCGTCCTGTTGCATTTCTGCATAGACGGTTAGGCTATCCGTCATGTTATGGCTGAGGCCATAGGTCATGTACGTTCCTGTTCCTTCTTTATCTCCATATCCTACAGTAAGGGCCTTCCAACCAATTGTTGCTTCCATACCAGTTAGGTCAGTTGCAGCGTCTTTGATTGTATAGGTTGAAGCGATTGTTACATCACCTACCGTAGTGGAAGCGCCAGCGCCCCAATAAGAGATATCGTTGACTACGTCATCCGCATATCCTACAGAAACATCAGCGCCCATGATAGAATGAGAAAGCGTGCCTTCCCACATATCAATGCCATCTTGTCCTGCAGAACCATCAACCATTGCCATGGCACTAATCATGCCGTTGTCGAGTTTAATGGTATTAGATGAACGAGTGCCATATTTAAATACAGCGTTTGAACCATACACTTCAAAGTTTCCTGTCTTGGAAACCCATTCATGTCCTTGTCGACCTACCGTAATCGCCACACCATTATTTTCTAAACCAACGTATGCCAGTCTGGAATCAAAAGTGTCTGAACCACTGTCGTCAACATCAAGTCCAACTTCGAGTTTAGCGATACCAGACATTGAACTAGTTTCGTCAAAGTCTTCGATAATGTTGATACCAATGTGTGAACCATTGTTCTCTAACTTATCAACACCTACACCAGAAGCATTTTCATCATGCGACCATTTGTAGTTGAAAGTACCATACGGTGTAATCTCTGCGGCCATTGTCGAATAAGAAAACAGCAGCATACCTACAACCGTAAGAGTAATTAATCTTAACATGTATTCTCCTTAAATTATTGATTATATCTATAATCGAACCCAGAACGGGTTTTTAATGTATTCCTCGAACTATATACTTCATAGTATTATTATTTATACCTAATCTATACGGAACCATTGGTCTTGTATGATTTCGTCTATTTTACTACGTCCTTTCGTGGTTATCCAGTCTGTCACAATATACGATCCTATATGTGTATATCCGTTTAACTTCGCCCATATTATTCTACGACCACCGCATTGATATTTCCGATAGACACCATTCGATTTTAAATCTCGTAGTATGACAGGATACAATAACCCTTGTTTCTCCATATCAGCAAATAAATCTTTGTATGGTATACCCCACTTGTCCGCATAGTTTGTCCAATCGTTTATTGGTACGTTATCCCACTTATAGGTCAACGTGCTTAATTCCATCTCACGATAGTATTTCGGAAAGTTTATATGTTTAGGTGTTAATATGTTTTTGCCAGTAGTCATTCGATTGTGTGTATGTATAGACTTTTTCCCAAGAGGCCTGATTCACAATGTGGTAACAATCTATGTGTGTATATCCTCGTGTCTTTGCATACCACACACGTTGGTGTCCCACCGAGACTTTGTAACCATTGTACGATACAATGATAGGATGGTGCATACCATGAGTGTCGAGTTCTTTACACAAACATTCAAGACGAAACTTCGCTGACCGAGTCATTCGCCTAGAGTGGTAATCTATGAAGTTGCCGAGTTGTGCAATCGAGTACGTTTTGTGATATTCGGGAAATTCTATGTGCTTGGCGTGAAGCACTTTATGGTCAATGGTCATATGTATATAGTAATTGAATCCTTATAATGAGCTAAAAAAAATATTTATTTTGGTACGATACTATATAGTGTGATGGAAACAAAAGAACATACAAATTGTGGCACTCCGAATTGTTGTATGCAATGCGAGACAGCGGTACCTGTACAGTTAGAACTATGGCCTGTAAGTATATACGAAAAAGATACTAACGAAAAGCCGCTCAGTTTTGACGGGGGGTCTCTAGTAAACCCCCCTAACTAGAATGTATATGGTACGGTCTGTAGGACTTGAACCTACAATGTCTTGTTCAGACAGCCAATAGCCGTGTCTACCTATTCCACCAAGACCGCAATAGTATATATGTTAATAGAAAAAGAAATAGTATACGATACCGCCAACTACGGTCAAGTCTAAACAGATAGACCAAGTAATATAAAGATACAATAGATATTTAGCGATACGTTTTTTCATTGTATCTATTTAGAAAGAGTGTCTATTGCATTTATAGATTAGAAGGTCTTGCTCAGTTTTGACGGGTAGGGCTAGTTTAGATTAATAGGATTACCGTTGATATCATTCTCACCAGAACTATCGAGTAACATCTTATCACCACTAGAGATCGTAACCTTATTACTAGCGTCAAGACGAAAGTTATCACACGACATATTAATATCATCATTCGATAGTATATTCACATTACCGTTGATATGAAGATTAAACGACCCATTACGAACCATGATATTCATATTCGCATTAGACCCTACTTCGATATCATAGTTATTACCAGAACTATCAGACTTATTTACTTTGAGTTTCAACGAACCATCAATCGTTTCAATACTATCACCTTCTATGAGAGAAGACTTATCATCAGAGACAATCTCAAACATCTTTGAAACAATATGAGATACAAGAGTACCATCGTTAGAGTATTCAAAATAAGAACCAGCACTATGAGTAAGAGCTATACGAGAAGCCCCCTCCGTATCGTCAAACTCTAGCAAGTGGCCTTTCTCCGTATTGTACACATGATTAAACGGATACACCGGTGCATACGTGCCACTTACTACGAGTGGCTCATCAAAGGTACTGCTGTTACTGTTAGCTACTGCCAGGTTACTGCCCACGGTGGGTATGTCGAAGCCATCAAAGTCTGCACTGGGTATACTGGTCTTTCGTATACTGTCACGAGCCACAGGGCCGGCGGCCGCCAGATCCCCTCTGGCATTCTCATGGACATCAGAAACGTTAGCTACTCTAGGGTATGTGCCGGATGGGTCATTGAAGCCGAGTGATGTGTTCGCCACCGCGGCCGGCGTGCCTGGTAGCCCGCCTATGACATATGGCTCTTGTCTATCCTTATCAAAGAAGTCTACGAGTACCCATGTGCCCTCTACATAGAAGCTAGGCGTAGTGCCTAAGCCACTGTTACTGCCATCATGGGAGAGCACGGTAGCCCATGGCAAATCACTAGTGGGTAGCTGTACCTTGTCCTCTGTGTGGATACCCAATACACGGACACGAACCCTGCCTAACTGCTTGGGATCTGCTCTGCTCTCTACGACTCCGTAATAATTTCTCATACTACTGCTCTTTTTTCAGCCGGGAGGCCGTTTGTTTTAAAGGACTAGACTTACTATTCTTTTGTTCCTTTGCGTAATTTACAACCTTTACAGATTTTTGTAAACCTTGTAAACGTTTCTTCTCTAAAAGGTCATATAAATCAAGGGTTTTATCGTCACGCAAAACGTTCAATCTATGCTCTATCCAGTCTTTCATTTAGTATCCTTCCGCCT